ACCTCTCGTGAGTACCCTGCCATGAGAGTCTGCATTAATCGCTTTGCCGTTAAAGCCTTCAATCTTCATTTAATTCCACTCCTGAGCTGTACTCGTCTTCTAGTCTAATGTTTATGTTTCTTAACTCTATTAAAATTAGTTTTAATAAGTCCTCAATGGTCTTTTCTTCTTCTTTCTCGTCAACAATGTAACTCATACAAAGAACCACTCATCTTCTTGAGGAAAGTATTTAAAGTGTAGAGCTGTGCCTTTTTTATTTATGTATATTTGACTATGACCGTTTATTTTCTTTGTGGATTTTATTTTTATTTTTGAGTTGTCAGCGTTTCTAACTACACATTCACCATGTTGCGGTAGTGTAATCTCTGATTTTTTCTCGGCATTAACAAAGTCAAAAGGAGCGCAAGTATAATTGCTTGATACTGAAACCGTATTGAATATTGAGTTTTCAGGAACGTAATCATAAGAATTAGAAAGACATTCTAATTGTTTTTTAATTTCCCAGACTTGAGCAGCATATCCCGTTGAATCGTATACATCGCGATTTTGTGTTGACTTAACATCGTCCGAACCGCCGCCCGTTCTTATCCAAATGTCATGAGCCCATCTTATAAAATATTCAAAGAATGGCCTTAGTTCTGGGTCGTTTAATATTTTCCTTGGTATTGGCGCTACAAACGGGTCAACCTTCACCATCCTGCTCCTTTCAAATCAATAGCAGCACCGTGAAAACCTACGAAACAAGGGTCAGATACTCTTATTCTAATTACTACGTCATAGAAAGACTGCATGTTATACCACTCTACACGCTTAACGCTTTCACCCTCACGACCTATTTTCACCCAGTCTTCACCAGTAAATGACCTACCGCCATCGATTGAACATGAGAACATTATCTCAGGGTCTGGAACGTCAGTATTGCCTACACCCGTCTCCATAATGGCCTCAGCCCGACTCATTAGAATCCTTGAGCCCGGTATTCCGAGTTGAAGTCCGTTGACTGGTGCTGAGTCTCGCTGTCTTATGATCGTGGCTCCGTTTGATGTGTAAGTATTAAAGTCCCACTCGTACACGTCGCCAGAATCGTAATCACAAACAAGGTGTTTCCCAAAAGCATAAACATAGCCGTTAATTAAATGTCGGCCTAGACTTGTTCCGGTGCTTAACCTTACCCATTCGCCCGTTCTCTCAGAAAAAGCCAGTGTGAGCTGCCCAGTTTGTAAAATGTAGAAATTCTGTCCGTCCAGATTACAAACATAGCCTTGAGAATTTTCTGTGGCATCCTCTCTTAGCTCTTTAGCTATTGCTGAGGGGGTTATGTTTTCAGGCTGGTATGAGGTCATTCTATAAACCTGGTCATCGTCGCTTAGAAAGTATAGATAACTCTCTGAACTAGCAATGCTGAACGATGACTTAACCCCACGCCTGACCGTTGACTGCTGTATTCTGTCAAAGGGTGGTGATCCTGTGCCTGAGTTATACCAGACTTCAAAAGAGGACTCACCAGCAATGTAAAGCCGTTCATTGAAGGCATAAACTTGTTTTATGTCGTCTGGGTAACTCTCTGCAGTCGCATAATTCAAACCGTCTATACTTGTTGGGTCGCCTGCGTCAGCACTACAGAATCTCGCGCCTGTTCCCTGGTAGATAACCTGATTATTAATGTATGTGACCGTTTGGGCGTTCTCTAAATCTGTGTCTGTAACCGTTGAGAGGCTTGTGTTGTATATTTGAGTGCTTGAACCGTTTCTTATTATTAAATTAGTACCATCTGAAACCATCGAACAACGATCTGTGCCTAGGATAGTCCCTGAAATTGTCGTTCTGTTTCCGTTTTGGTCTATTTCTATGAGAGCTGTATCGACTATTAAATATACTTTGTCGTTGTGTAGCTCCATTCCTCTAGTCGTTCCAGCCACACCTGAGCTAAAAGGCTTCTCTCCTGGCCACGGTAATAAAGCTGCAGGGCTCCGGCCTGACACATGTGTGTCAATGTATAGATTCACCGATGATTGACTAGACCAAAAGCGTGAGCGTGATTCGTTTTCACCGCCTACAAAGTTTAAAGGTACTGTTCTCAAGGGGTAGCGCCTTCTGAATACATTGCTGGTGCTGGGCCAAACCTGCCGCGCATTTCTTGCTTTTGAGCATCAAGTAGTTTTTTCTCAAACGTACCATCGTAATAGCTTGCCGCTTCCTCATCTCTTGCCCACCTATACAATTCTGAAAGGGTGCCGTATAGATAAAGGTCTGGATACTTCGTTAAAACGTCGTTAGTCGTGTTTGAATCGCTTAATGCTGTTAGTGATACGTAGTAACTCATTTCAACCGTGTAGCCGCTGTCTGGTACTCGGTTGAACTCCAATTGTGATGTTACCGTGAAGTATTCTGGGACACCTGAGTTGGGCTCAACTGTCATGGATTCGGGAGATTTAAAACGAATCTCTCTAGGGTTTGCGCCAACAAGGGTTAATCGTCGCATCTCCAGAAAGTTGTCTGGTAATTGTAGAAACCTGTCTGCTGTTGGCATCGTTGCCGTTGAGCGTTGCTCGTTTGTTCTTAATTTGAGCCTTGCGTTTATCCTTGCTTCGCATAAATCGATAAAATCGTCTATTACATCACTAATGTCTGTTCTGTGTGAGAATCTCTCAACAGCTTGCTTCAGATTCGCGTAGTTATTTAAGGCCATGCTTTAACCACCACGTAAAACCCGCCTGGGGTTTGTGAATAGGAATGAATGTCGAACCGTTCCCAAATTTTAGGAAGCCACCATCTGAAATCTTCTTGAATGAGGTGAGCGTTTCTACCGTCCGAAAGGACTTTGACTGCTGGGCCTGTGTGGATAGTAAAAAACCCAAACTCTTTTGTGACTCTTTTTAAGTCGTCTAGGACGTTATCTAATAACTCAGGTTCAATATGTTCTAGTACGTCAATGCAGGTAACAAACTGTCTGGGGTTTGGTGTCTCAGACCATTCTGGGCGGGCAGGGTCGTATAACTCTATTTTAACCTTGTGGTTAGGGTTAATATTCTGAGCTAGCCTGCCTTTTCCTGCTCCGTAGTCGAGCATTTCTTCAATGTTCAAGGTGTTGATAATGTTTGTTACTAAAGGAGCAAATTGAACCGAAGCCACCCCATAATTAGGGTTTTCGTGTAGCTTTTCTTGTTCTTCTCTGTATTTTTCACTAATCAGCATGAGTGGCCAGCCTTAGCTCGTTTCTCCATTCTCTAGCAAACTCCTGGTCTGCATAACCCTGAAAACATGGAGTCCCTAAAGTAAAATGGACAATCTTTGCGTTTGGGTTTGGGTCGTATTCTCCGACTAGGTGGTTGTATTCTTTTGGTATCTCACCAATATTGGTGCACCACTCAAACCTGTGCAGGTATTTGCCGCTGGCATTATTCACAACTTCAGGAGTAAGGTTTTTTACTGGCTGTCGGTAGCAATTAAATAGAATTAGGCTTGACCAGTTTTTCATAGGGTATTCGTGCTGAACATTGCCTAGAAACTTGGTTTTAACCTTTGATTTGTAGTCATGCTTAACCACTGCTACATCATCAGTAAGTGACATATAATCTAGTAACTCGTGAATGTCACACCTGACCAGCATATCACAATCCATGAATAGGGCGATTCCCTTATAGCCAGCGAGGTAGGGCGTCAAGAATCTTGAAAATGAGAACTCTGTGCTACCGTCCTCTATCCCCCTTGTGAACTCTGGAATGTTACGTTTATTAATTGGTATGAACTCACACGGCCTCGATGAATGCCTCATTATACTGTTGCATAGAACGTGATAGGCTACCGTTTCCCTTTTGTCGAATCCTATAAATATTCTCATTAATATCCTTAACTGAGCGTTTAAAGTCTCCCCTATGGAGCTTAACAGAATTGAACCATGGGAATGACTCACCTTCTGAATGGTATCTATAACCAGCGTACTCTGGTACTAATACATGACAAGGAACACCAACAGCACCAGCGAAATAGACCACCGTATTACACACTGTAACAACGGCATCCAGGCAGGAAACAAGGGCTAATAGTTCTTCAAGGTCTGAACCCTTTTTAACTGATCTGGGCCAGTATTTAATGCCGTATTTTTCTAATTCCTTGGCATCTACTTCTTTGTAGTCTAAGCAAACTAACTGGTAATTTTCTGTAAGTGGTAAGAATGTCTCAAGGGTAGTGGTTCTATACTTCATGCCCGTTTCTTTAGAGCCACCCATCATAGAGAATCCTACCACGGGTTTATCACCGTCTAACAATGATGACCACTGCTTAACCCTTTCTGGGTCTGGGGTTAGAATTGGGTTGCCTGGGAATGACTTATGGTCGCGCCTAAAGAAATAGGGTAATTGCCCCATTGAGATTTGATAGTCGAACTTATGTTCATCCACCAATGGGCTATGGTCTGAGAACCTATTTCCGTATACAGGGCAAGAAAATGAACGGTCAAATATTGAATGCGTTCTTTTGTCTACTTCTAAAATTACATTATTTGTTTCCAATAAATCAGGAACACAGGTAGCGAACATGATCTCGTCGCCCACTCCCTGTTCCCCATACACCACCACTGTGCCTTCTTGGCCTTCCCACTCGGGAACACCGTAGTCTCTTTTAACGCGCTCTTTAACGCCTTGTGTCATGTAATACTCATCCCACCCTGACCAGTCTCTTAACATGAGTTTAGCTAAACCGCGATTATGTAAAGCTGAGTTTAAATTAGGGTCAATCTTTAATGCTCGGTTGCTGTATTCAATGGCTCGTTGAGGTCTGCCCGTTTGAAGATACATCAAGCCTTTGTTGGCAAGTGCTGAAGCGTTAGACGAGTCTTTTTCTAGTGCCTTGTCGAATATTTTAAGGGCTTTATCTCGGTCAATATTTTCTATTGCCATTCCCATATTAGACCAAATTTCTGAACGGTTGGGTCTCATTTCTGCACACCGTCTAAAAACGTGATAGGCCAAACCATCTTTTCCAGAATCCAAAAGAATATAACCTGTTAGAAATAGGGCCAGCTCTCCGGATTCTGTCTCTGGCTCTTCATTCAGAACTTCGTTGCAAATACTTAAAGCTAATTCTGGATTGCTTGAAGCTATGCTTTTAGCTTCTCTAACACGTTCCATCATATTTTAGATACTGTCCTTAGATACTTGTAGTCTGGCGAGTTGAGAAGCTTTTCAATTCTGGGTAGGTCTTCTTTCCTGTTCCAGTCGATATTATATTTTCGCTTCCATTCCATTAATACGATATTAGGAACACGAGCAAAATGGTAATGATCTGACTTTATCCCTGCGCGTTTGTATTCGTCGTTATTCTGTCGTTCTTTGTTGTGCTTAATAATGTTCCGAGTGTCTTGTGATGAATGGATAGTAAAACCACCTTTACCATCACCCTCAAAGTAATCTGTGATACCCGTTTGCGGGTCGTAATTCAGTATTTTAGCCATATAACCTCAAAGGGGGCCGAAGCCCCCAATAGAATGAACCTTATTACGATGTGGTTAAATCTGTCACCTTACCTGAACTCGCTTCATTCTTAGAACACAGAGTATACTCAACGATCATCTGGCGTTGTTCACTGTCTCCAGTTTTCGCCAGTTCGTTAAGCTCCATTGGTCGCAAGTAATTAACAGACCAATAATCCATATCTAAAACAAAAGCAGTCTGGTCTCGTTGGAAACGGTTAGGAACTACTTTTAAAGTTCCAAAGTTTGACTTATAAAAGTCTACCGCGCCAATCAACGTAATGTCAGAACCAGCACTAGCTGGTGTTTCAAGTGTAGAGATACCACTAAAACCGCTCACAATAGCACGGTTGAAAGGGCCAACCATGATAGTTGTGGGGTCTCCGCCCTGAGTCCAGCACTTTTGAATAACGTCATCTAATGAGGCTTTGGTAAATGTACCTGCCACCGTTGAATCAGTTGGTGCTGTAGTTGGGATTGATGGAGAACCAGCCGCGCCAGGAGTGGTTTGAGCTGTACCTGTACCTAAAGATGTTTTATTAGTAGATAACCACGACTCAAGAGAAGCAAGAGCGCGACCTGTACCAGCACCACCAGCCGAAGCTGCTTGATTCTGGGTAAGGGCAAACTCCATATCACGCTTGATCTCTTTACCGCGTTTTGCTACTTGGTAGGCTAATTCATCAGATCTACCTGCTTGATCAATTGCTCTAGCAGTACCAGAAACAATAGCCGTTTTTTGCGAGATTTGGCAGTAGTTAGCAACTCGTGTAGTAGGACTAAGAGTTTTAGCTGTTGGGTTATCACCCTCAATTGCAATGTTACTAGCTGCTGCATCAAGGGTATCTGTTTGCCATTCGCTAAGAACTGCAGAAGCAGAACCACGGCCTACACCGTTTAAGAAAGGAGTATCTAACGGACTAATATCGTAAATCATCAGTATTGTTATCGTGGATTTTTTAATTGCCACTTCTACATGTTTCCATGCAGCTCAGACTATATCATCACTGTTAGGCCAGTGCTGGGCGCTCGTGGGCGGGTTATTGTTGGGACTCACCGCCTAGTCGTTGCACCTTCCAAGATACTAAAACCCATCTTGGCTTGGCTCAGGATTACCCTCGTCTTTACGTTAGGGCTTTCCCTGAATTCACCCAGTTTTCAAAAGTGCCTTGCTCTATGACATTTACCACAAAGAGCAACTCTTCTTTAGTTATCGTAAATGTCATACTTTTGTCCTAAAGCATCTTTTGGGACTTGAAAGTATAACGATATGTTGTACTTTGTGTCAATCCATTAAATCTTCACGATTACCCACCGTAGAATAGGTAATAACTGTATTAGTTGGGACTGTCATTTTTCATTCCTCATAAGCCTAAGTATTGTTTGATTGCGGCCTGAGCATCGTTTCTACTTCCTGTCTTTTTCAGCCTTTCTCTAGCTGAATTTGTTTTAACAGGTTGAGACTCACCACCTCCGGCTTGTTGGCTCCTTGGTGGTTGCTTGGCACGCTTGGTTTCTATCGGCTTTGAACTTATCTCATCGAACAATGCAGCCTTACGTATAACCTTTATGAGCCTGTGATCGTACACAGACGCCATATCATTTTCGCTGAATCCAGCCTCGGTTAACGTTTTAGCCATTTTCTTGAGATCAGCATTCATCTTTCCATCATCAAGCCATTCTGGCACTGCTTCCTTCCATTTAGCTTGTTCTGCTTGGATTAATTCCTGCTGTTTTTTGCTCATCTCTTGAGTGAGTTGGTCTTTATACTTCTTAACCTTATCACGTTTAGAGTCGAACTTGTTCCGCTGCCGATAGTATTCTTCAGGGTCGGACTCTCTCAGCTCTTTCATTTCATCGCTATCCAGGTATTGAGCCTCACCGTACAACAGAGATTCAATTTCCTGTAACTGACTAGCAATTTCATTTTCTTTAGCTTCAAGCGCCTTTCGCCTTTCCGCAACTTCAGAGGTCTTCTTTCGGTAGTCGGCTTCCATCATTAACCCTTTGGGGATTAAATCAAGATCAACGTCTTCCGTCAGTACATCGAACTCTATGTCGCGGTCGTTTAGTTTCGCTTTCACTCGTCTGGGTTTGGATTCTGTGTCGCTCTGGGGCGTTTCCTCCGTTTCCTTCTTAGTTTCTACAGGGTCTTCACCCTTTGCTTCGGTTGGCTTATCAGCTCCGAGAAATGACCGTAAACGGTCGTGTACGGCTCCGCTAGGGTTGGCCATAAAATCTACCTCATGATTCGTTTAATGTTTAACTCGTTTAAATCGTCTACTTTACCTTCTCTAATGTGATGCTGTAGAACTCTTTCAAAAGCTGCTACGGCTCGCAACATGTAATAAAGGTCTTCTCTTAAGTCTGCTTGGTCGTGTGCGCTTAGAGAAATATTCTTATAACAGGCTTCCCTTATTTCATTGATTGCAGACTTTATAAAGTCATTGTCTAGTGTGGCTTTGGCTTTTTCTGCTCTGTTCAAATCAATGCCCCTGGCACATTTTTATTCGTGTCTGCTTCAATCTTTGTAAGTTCGGCAGCAATCTTGTCATCGTGCTGCATCTGATCTTGTATAAGTTTGGCTTGGTCAACCATGGCCTTTTCACGAATCTTCGCTATTTCTCTCTGAGTAGTAGCTTCTTGTTTAATTGCTTCAGCTTCGGCCAGCGGGTTTTGCATATTTTGCTGCATGGCCTGATTTTCTCTAGTGAGTCTCTCAATCTCAGCTATGAGTAACTGCTGAGGTACTTCGGGGTCATTAAAATACAACTCAATCTCTTTAAGGCCCACCTCTTTAACTAGCTGTGAATAAGCGTTGTATAACTTCTTGCTGTCAGCAAGGGGTAACCCTAATTCCATGGCCGACTTAATCTCAGATATTAGATAACCAATGTTGGCGACTTTCTCTTGTCTATCTCCAGAACCCACTCCAACATCAATAGTGCAATAGGTTTTATGCTTCCACTCTGCAGGGTCAATGACTTTGGTTTCACCGAATAATCGGATTTGGATAGATTCATCTTGATACTTTGAAGCAAGAGCAGCAATCTTTTCGAATATTTCTCTTATTGCACCATCTGCAGCAAGTCTAGCAACAGTCTCAACACGCATCTGAGCCGCGTCCCTCTGTCCCACAAAGGCTACTGCTGTCTTGTTAAGAATCTCCGTATCTACGCCTTGAGAATACCTTGTAACCCCTGAGCGAACCTCTCTCATTGTGTCCGAGTATTCTATTGCTTGGAGTATTTGCGGTGTCTGGTTGTCAGTTGGGATAGGCATAAGTGAATCACCAATTGGCCCACTCCCATCAACTCTCACAACACCACCAGGTCTAGGCGTTAGAAGGTCGTCCAGTTGAACACGGTCATTCACAACCATTCTATTGAAGTTTGAAGCGTATATGTTGTTCAGCATTTGTCTAAGTAGGTGAGACTTTAAGTATTGAATGTCTGCTACTTGGTCTGCTGGACATGTCCCGATAGCCTTGTGTGGCATTGGAACGGGAACCATCACACAGAAAGGATGGTCATCAACACGCCTTTTTTCTAGTACCTGGTTGCCAGCGTAGAAGACCTGCCACAGCTCGCTGATACCGTCCTCATCAGCATCCATGTAGACATAATATTCACCCAAATAAATTACATCTTTTGAACTGTCATTAGTTGGGTTTGATTCATAGTCTTCTTCTAAATCGTAATTCCTAGCTAGCTTTACCTCGTTGTCTAGTTCTTCATCTTTTCCTAGTGATTTTACTTGTTCCTTGCTGAAACCCATTTGAATTAGCTCAGAACGGGTTTTAGGTGATCTTTGGCCTATGAATGGGGGTTCTTCAAAATCTCTCGCTCTACGTGCTATTAGAAGCTCATCGGGTGGGATATTCTCAATCTTTGGGCGTCCAGTTGATTCTACCCATTCACCCTCAACATCTGTAAGACCGTCCTTGTTCTTTCTAGCCTTTGTAATCCTGAACTTTGGCTCCATCTTGAGCCGCATAACTTCCATATCATCTAGATTATTATACTCATCTGCCTCTATTTCTTCTGAGTCATCCCAAAATACTTTTACCACTCCTGTGTATTGGAGTAGGGCATCTTTAAACATGTTATATAGTATGGTGTTGCCTTTGTGTTGATTAGCAAAAACCCACTGGCAGTACTCGGTTTTATCTTCTGCCTCTTGATCGAATCTTGAATCTGTAGCGGTGAATTTGGCAACGTACTTACCTTGGGTAAACGTCCTCATCAGATGGGGTATCATAGTCTCTACAACGTCTGAAACGTCTGATGTGACCATCTGTGATAAGCCTTCAATCTCATCACCAAACGGTCTTTGATTATAGTAATCGAGCAGGGTTTTCCGGTTGGAGTTGATCTTGCTCCCTTCCCCCAGAAACCCCAGAGCCATTCTTTCTTCGGCTCCTACGATTTGTGCTATTTCCTGATCTGTCTTCAAGAGTTTTCACTCGCTCTTTTAATTCGTTTAATTCTGCTCTTAAGGCTTTAATCTCTGCTGCTGTTCTAAAATCCATTAAGCCATGCCTATTTTTGGCTGTTGTAGTTTTCTCTTTTGTCTGGGTTCTTCAAAGCATATCGCTGAAAGGCCGTGAGAGTCTGCTGAGTGACTAGCCCAGTCGTGATTGGGCCCTAAGTCTATACCGCGCTTATCGTCTATTTTGGCGCTGTAATATGCCAGTGCAGAACAACCAGATTCACACTTTTTACTAAACCACATTTTATGAAACAGATTTCTTGTTTGTTCGATTCGCTGTTTAGCTGCGCCCTTGCCTTGATTCGGAACGACTACTACAGGATAACCAGCATCCTCAAAGGCTTTTCGATAGTTAATATCGATTACTTTATCGTTTGTCTCACCGTCATGAGGGAGCCATATTTTAGCTCTGTCTGGCGTGTAACCTTCAGACCGTAACCATGTCAAATGATGCGCTATGTCCTGGCCTTGGGATTCGTAGTGGTTCAGGTAGTTAATTTTCTGCGGCTCTATTTGACTAGCCCAGAATACAAAGTTGTCGCTCTTTGCACCTGTTCCACCAATGTCTGCGTAAAGCCTTACAACCTTGAGCGGATTCTCTGGAACGTCTACCAGCCAGCGCCCTTCAGCCCTGGCTTTAATGATGTGTTTCGTGTAGTAAGAGCCTGGCTTAACTTCTAAATACTCGCCTTCCCAAACATGCCCATAAGTGTCTGGTCTTTTCTCTTTATCGTCGAGTCGCTCTTGTTCGAGTGACGTTAGATGCCACCATGGATTATCACGCCAGTTTATCTCAACAACTATTGAGTCTTTAGGGGGGTCTTGTCTAAACCTTTGGTCTGTTGGGCTTCCCTTTCTCTCAGGGTTCCATGTTATCCAAATCTCCGAATCTTGCTCTCGAACTGTTGGGACTACTTTTCGCCAGCACTCGTCCGTGACTGGTTCAGCCTCATCTACCCAAAGTATTAAGATTCTACTCTTAGACTTTATTGAGTCTATGTTGTGTCTTAAACCTTGAAAGACATACTGAATTGAACCGCACTTTGTCCTTATGTACTTCTCGCCACAGTCATAAAACTGGCTTAAGTATTCGTCTTCTTGTATTGAGAATTTAATCTCTGCAAAAGAGGATTCATCTAAAGAGTTTTGTAATTCTCGACCACAAAGAATAATACCTTGCTTACCTTCAGAAGCTAGACTTATCCCCCTGGCTGCGGTCATCTTTGCAAAAGTTCTGGTCTTTCCCGAACCCCTGCCACCGTAGGCTAATTTATACCTACAAAGGTTCCATTCACCGTCTTTTATAAAAACAGGTATTAATTTACTTGGTATCTCTATTTGATGCATCAACGCCCTTTATACCAATAGCCTGAATTATTAAAGCGTTCCCGTTTTCCCCTGTAACCTCCATATCTACTGCTTTTAAGTCTGGCAAGTACTTATTTATAAGCTTCATTCTTGTTTCAATGCCTATCTTCAGCCTAGCAACGTCATCCTTGTTTATTTCCTGGTCTAAATCTTCTATTTTATTAACATTATCAATTACTTTCTCTACATGCTTTTGCCTGCTTAACAGCTCCCTTAAGCTTTCTTGTCTTTCGTGTTTATGCCTTTGTGCTAGGCTTTGGCCCTTCTTCATAGTTCCCTCAGTGGGTTGACTATTAAATATTAATAACCCGATGTTGAGTAAGTGATGTTACCGTTTGCGCCTGTTCCGGTTATTGCAAAGTGCAGGCCGTTGTTGGCGCTTATTGGGTGTGGGAATGTAACAGTTTTTGCACTGTTTTCAAATGCTACTGAATCAGCATGTAAGACTGTACCTGATGCTGCCGTGTTGTCGTAGACTGTTATAGTAGCGTCTACTGCGTTATTAGATATGATAGTAACAGAACATAATAAGCATTTGCCTGTAACTACTGTTCCCGCTGTAAAATCAGCTGATTGTACTTTTAACATTTTAACACCTATACGATAGTTGCCAGACTTGCGCCAAAGTCAACAGTGAAAGTTTCTGTATCATTTAATGTTATGCTTGAGCCGTAATCAAACCAACAGACAAGGTTATCGCTCGCTGCTGTATCGTTATATATTACAGCATACTGGAACGGCCCTATTGTGCCGCCTGATGCCGTGAAAGTTACATCCGTAGCTGCTAGGGTAGCTGTGCCGCCTGACTCTGTGTAGGTGTTGGTAATATCATCACCACCTGCAGTGTACCCATTGCCCGCGCTTATTTCCGTTATATCTGTTTTAACGGTATTAGTAGCGACTGGGGCAGAGTTTGTCAGCATTACTCTTAATGTGTCTGTATTCAGGTTGTGTGTACCTAGTCCAACCTGTTCTACAAAGTCTTGAAATTTATTGTATGTAGCCATTTATTGAACCGTCCAAGTGTCTGAATTGTTAGATTGTACTTCCCAGATTCCCGATGAATAGCTTAAAGTAACATTAGAGCCTGTAAGCGTATAAGCACCAGACTCCATGTCTAAAACATAAGTTCTTAAAAATGCCTGACTCACGCCTGTTAGTGTGTAGCTTCCAGAATCGCAGGTTAAAGTATATGTAGAGCTGGCGGGGTTGTATGTTAGTGTTACGTCCTGCCCTGTTAGCGTATAGCTCCCTGAGTCGGCAGGTAATTTATATCCTTTTAAGAGCCCTACTGTCTGGCCTGTTAAAGAATAACTACCAGAATTAGCTGGAAGTTTAACCCCTCTTTTTAACCCTGTGGCCGTACCTGTTAAAGCATAGCTTCCAGAGTCAGCCTGAACCTTAGAACCTTTATTAAGTCCTGTTGTTGTACCTGTGTATGTGTAGCTGCCTGAATCTGCTGTTAGGGTGTAAGCGCCTGTTGCTGTTGCTGGCCCAATAGTTAAAGCAGCCCACTTTCTAGCAGTACCAGCCACTGTACTAGGGAAACTCAAAGAGAATCCATTTGTATCAAAGCTGCTAAAAGTGCCTATGTTAAGGCTTGTAGTTCCTCCAGTGAGGTCGTCTACTGCGTTTGAATGCCATTGTGATGCAGCGTTGCTTGTACCTACATTGTGCTCCGAACTGTAAGCCAAACAATACTCATTTGTAGAATCAAAAACTGAAACCCCAAAACCTTCCTGGTTCTGCAGCGTGTTTTCTGCGGTACAATCGCTAAGCATTAAAAATGCAAAATCAGGCTCAAAACCTGGTGCTGTTGTTGAATATGTTCCCGTAGAAGTCGGGCTATCTAAAGAATCAATACTTATATCAGGTGAGTTTGTGAATTTTAAAGCTAAAAAATCAACGTAGTCGCTCGCGCTATTGCCTGAGTCGATTGTTATTGTGAAGCCGCTAGAATCAAAAGTCCCGACTGAGCCACGCCAAGTCACAGAACCGTTATATATCTGACCAATGCAGGAGTCATTTCTTAGCATTGTCTGCACAGCAGTGGTGGCAGAGCCATCTTTGTCAGAAAACAACAAACACCTTTGAGTATCAACACCATCATTATGTGCAATACCCATACTAAATATATTCTCAGAGCCACCGCTTACACCATAGCCTCCATGTCCTGTACCCATAAAAAACACAAGGTCTGGCTCGAAGCCTACTGAGGTTATATCGTTTGCGCCCGTGGTAGTTGTTAGCTTATGATTCCCTACGTATGCATTACTTACATCAGAACCGCCTATCAATATTGCAGTAACATGTCTAGTAACACCTGTTGTCGCTGCAATATTTATCTGAACACCATCCGTAAGCCAAGAATTCCAGCTTATGACGTACTCGCTTGAACCTGATGTGACAGAATAAATGTTTATGCATCTATCATTCCTTGAGAGCCTAAATGTGTCTGATGTTGTGACATTATCCTCAGATGCGACAGCCGACATATACTCAGAGGTGCCGTCAGCAAACCCCATACCGAAATGAGCTCCGTCTGTCCTCTGCGCTCCGTCAGTAGTACCACCCCACAAAAAAATAACGGACGATGGTGTTCCAAATCCGCTAATCGTTATGTTTTGCGTACCTGTTGATGTATTTAAAGCTACAGTCGTGGCTCTAAACTTTACGTCAGCCATTAACTTATACCGTTAATCCAAGACCAGAAATTTATCTCGTTATATATTGTTGGCAAAACTTCACTTTCTGCTAAAACCAAATAACCAAAAACTCTGACAAAATACGCTTCTTTATTTGCTACTAAATTAGATTTTTGATACAAGGTTGTAGCTTCTGCCGTTTGGTCAGTATCTAAAGATAAGGCAGATACGATATTAGAAGCGCTTATGTTTCCTCTGTTAAAATCGTGCAGCAGTTCTTTAAATACGTGTATGCTTATTTTATCTAACTGCTCGCGCTCATTTGCAGGTACAGCGCCAGTTAATCTCTGGTATAAAGTATGCATCACTCAACCTCTGCCAAATCGTTATGTATGACCGTTGGTATTCCATTTACAATAATTTCAATTTTCATTTTGATAGTTTCGGGTGGCTCTTTTTCATAAGCGACCAACCTCGGTATAACTTCGCTTTCACCTGCCGAGTTATACGCCAAAACACCGATTACAACACTTTCGCTTATTTCAGTCTGAAAACTTAACTCTGTGCTTTCTTGTAGCAGTATTTTCTCACCGTCTTTGTACTGATATACGCGATACCCGTCACAGTCATCGCATGCAGACCATGTTGCTTTTAGAGTCTGTGCGTTTGCTACTACAGACATAAAAAAGCCGCCAAAATTAGGCAGCTTATTGCAAGATGGGGTAGCTTCATTTTATTACCTAAATTTAAGGGTGAACGCACCCCAAAACAGCTATGCCATGAATTCTGAGTTTGGCGACCTAGGAACATGGATAACTAAAAACCAAAGATCGGAGATACGCTCTTATGAAATGCGAAAGGGGCCGTGGTAGGACACGAACCCCTTTCTGAATACTTGTATTTCTCCATTACAAGCCAGAACCCTATAAAACACTACAAGGCCCATACTATTAATTTTCCCCCATTTTAACGGGGGTTGTCAAGTTCCTTAACACATATCCCGACATCACGCAATATCCTATGTTCTAATCTGCTCACAACGTGATCTAAGTGTCTTATTATGTCCTCTCTCGCTTGTCCTCTCATAGCTGCTCGACCTGTTGCATATTTCAATATCACATCAGAGCACTCTAAAATCCCGTTCTTGAGGCTTTCCACTTCCAGAACCCTACGGGTAAGGTATGAGCCTAGAATGGCCGTGTCGCGTCTCATAGGAGCTTCTGAGTAGTATATTCTCGAAAATGCCTGTCTGTGTGCCTTGTTACCCTCTGCTGAACTGATTATTTTACCAGCAATTAAGCCATTCATGATTATATTAGACGTATTAATGGCCTTCTGTTTACTCTGTTTGGCGTACTGTGGATCGGTAAACTTTCCCCGTGATTTTCTCCTGCATGGCTCGTGTGTTCCCCTGGCCCCAAGGTCAAAGTCTCCCCCACTTGACGGTTTGAGAGTGCTGAACGCATAAGCTCTGATTAAATTCTCTCTAGCTGACATAAGTAAGCACCCCGTCAGAACCACAATACCTCAAGCTTGATACAAAACCCAAAAACTGATCCAAATTATTTAGCGAGCAAACATAAGATTCATCCTTGCTTCTTAAAATTTTAAATAAGTTGCTGTTATTAAAATCCAACCTCAAGCCATGTTTTTTTAATTCTTTAACACCGTAGTAAAACATAATGTAATCATCTAACATTTGGCACCTCCCACATTCCTTGTAATCTTAGCTGCTCGATTTTACTCTGCTCTGGTATTTTCTTATTTAATTTTCTTAGCCTCTGAGTGCATGAGACACACTTGCCGCTTTTCGTGTAATACTTTCGTGATCTGCACCCTTCAACCTTGCATGGCTCCCCGATGCGCGTGTGGCTCGATTCCTTTCGATGAACTGGTTTAAACTGGCCCGTCATTGTATCCCCTCTTTCCGTGAACTAGATAAAGTTCAACATCACTCACTAACCAGCTTTTAGCCTCCATTCTCACATTCCGAGACATATTATCTGTGAGTGCTGGCGCGAATCTACCTGTTGTTATTTTTTCTCTTAAATCTTTTTCGTTAATTTTATACTCTCTAAGTATCTCGTAATAACTTATTGTTTCTGTGGACTTTGGTTTTAATACTTGGATTACACCCCCGTTTTTTAAAAACTCCCTTGTTAGTTCCTCCAGTTCTGCACTTCTCATTCTTTTGACTTCCCAGCATTCAAGAAAAAAGACCTCGTGTTCTTCTTGCATTTCTCTAGCTCCTTGCCCCGATCAATGCCTAAGTCTTGTAATAGTAATTCTAAATCCTTTAAAACTTCTTCTTTGTCAAAACCCTCTGAGCTAATAGTTCTGTGTTCGTCTTGATATGATGCCCTAAAAATATTCCCTTTTTTATGCACCGTTATTTGCATTCCATTTTCTCCATGTTTTGTTTCTTTAGTATGTTAGCCTCTTTTCTGTAGTAGTCTCTAATTTCTCTTAGTTCGTCGTGTGTGTATTTCATTGGTGGCTCTGGTGATTCTAATTTTAACACACGTTGCAAACCTATTTTTCTTATTAAGTTCTCTCTGTAGCTTCCGCTGTCGCCTTGCTTGAACCTGTTGCAACTAGATAACTGTTTGTGCACGTTGTCAGCGTTAAATCTCTTTTCAGGGTATGCGCCTACACTCAAATAATGGCCTGCGTCCCAGGGTGAACCAGTTATGTATTCTTTATCTATTGTGCCACCGCAACAAATACAAGTATCAAACCAATCCCTTTGAACTATCCATCTATTGAACTCTCTTTGCGCTTCCTTTGTTAACTGTCCCTTACCCTTTATTAACTCCTTGCGTTTTCTTAAATCCCTCTTAACGCTTTTCCGTTCTTCATCCTCCTTTTTCTTTAAAATTTTCTGGCTGTACTTAAAACCGCACGAAGGTGAGCACCATTGTTGCAAACTGTTTTTCTTTTCATACTCTCCCTTGCATATTTTACATTTATATTTTTTCGGCTTTTTCTTTCTCCCTTTCTTCACTCATCCTCCTTGTATAATCTTTGTAGTCATCCTTGAATTTATTTCGCCACCATATTTCCCAGTTATAACTTTTACCTGGCACCTTTTGTTTTCGTATGCGCCACACATAACGAGCAGCGCATAGTTTTAGGTGTTCGTAATCAGTCATAAATATTTATACAATCTATCTCTAATATTGCAAAATTCTTCTTCATTTTTTATTATTCCGTTCTCAAAAACAACCTTCAATGAACCTTCCATTTCTTCTGATTCACTTACGTTGTCATATAATTTGTATTCACCATCTTCGAAATTAACTTTAAGCAATCCTTTTGCGGATTTCTTGCTACCATTATCCGTTGCTGGGTCTTTAAAAATGCTTTTTCTTTCCCCGTTAACAACCCCACTAGTTGCTTTTACAGCAAAACCAAAGCTATCCCTAGTTACATATTGATAAGTGTAAGACCCAACACCAAACACAACATTGTCAGACGAGAATCCTTTTAATTTTAATAACTCAAGTATTCTTTTAGCTCTATCAAGAGTAATTGAGTCACCATAAATTAGGCCAATCTTTTGATCTAATCTTTTAAATCCTTTTTCAGTTTCGGTGCCTCCAAAAGTATCCCATAGGCATCCAACAGCACCCATGTATTCAGGGCTACCAGCTTTCGCAGATTCATCCCCGCAAATAATCTTTACCGGGTCACCACTATCTGGACGAATCACAACTTTACCGTTTCGCTCATTTATTGTTTTCTTTAGCTTGGGAAGGTAATCTGTAATAACTTTCCAAAAATCCCAAGTATCAGAAACAATTGAAACAATTCCTTCAGGATATGTTTCGGTTATTAATCTTTTGAAAGTATCAAACTCACCTTGTTTTGAACCCATGCACATCACCGAATGTTCGGTAGCAGGTACAGAAAATCCAATAGGTTCACTTCCAAAGTAATAATCTTCAATTAAATCTATTGCAGGTACTGTGTCCGTTCCGAGAAAGCTAGTTAAATGAGCTGCTCCGCTTAAAGCTGCATCGTAAATGCTTGACATGCCTCTGAAAGAGAAATCGTGAGCTTGAAAGTTTATAAATTCTAAGTTTGCCCCTGTTTCCTCTGCGTATTTTGTCAACAGCCTTTTGTATTCATATGCAGTAGTCGCTGATGTTATCGGCTTCCACATATAGCAAGATAAAACAGTTTCTATGTAATTAGTCAGCCAGAAGAATTCAGGGTGAGTGTTTACTATTGTTAACAAAGGTACACCTATTGGGACTCTTGACCCTTCAGGCAAGGCTTTTATTTTTATTGGCAAATACCCTAACTCATGCAATTTTCTTATATGTTTAAAATCGAAACAGTTTTCATGTAAAGAGCTGAACATTCTTCTTTTATATTTTTCAATAACATGTTCAACATCAAGGCTGAAGAAATTATTATTCCATTCATCAATAAGGAAACTTTTTAAAAAGTACTGCAAACCAAAAAAAACAACTTTATGGTCAAAGTCGCCTAGAACATTGGCGAGCTTATCGCTTCTAGCCGATAAGTTAGAATAAACTTCGGTTGTTCCTGCTGGGTATTGGTTTCTGTGATCAGCTTTATAAAAATCTATTGCTGTTAATGGGTTAATGTACATTTTTAAAATTTTCCTAGAACAGTTACAAAATCAGTTTCTTCTATCGAATTGAATGGAATGTATACAAATATGTGCTTAATGTTCTCCCTTAGCGAATCAAATCCATTTGAAAAAATTCCGTGAGTTACATACAGATATATGTCCCTTGCTCCATTTTTTTTCAATTCTTCAGATAGAGCAATAAACGTCCTTCCGCCGTCGCATATGTCGTCTATTATTATTAAGTCTTTTCCATTTACATCACCTCCAACAGAAACCTTATCAATGGAGCCGTCCAAATGGTTTCTAATCTTTTCACAATAAACAACGCTCATCTCATATATTTTTTCAAGAGGCTCAACTTTTTCTCTAGACCCCTTATCTGGGCTTATAATAGTTAATCCTTTGTTATTAATTAATTGACCAAGTCCAGAATTTTTAACAAATTCGTATTGAAAATTAGGAAGTGAATTATGTATTAATTCTAAAGCCACATCAGAATGAGGATCCCATATTTCTACACAATGAAAATTCATTGAATTTATTATGTTTGCTACTACTTCCAAGCTGAAAGCTTCTCCATAATTGCAAACCCTATCTTGTCGTGCATAAGGTAAGTAGGGGCACACAAGTCTTATTTTGGAATTTGGTGCTATTCTTCTAACTGCATCAACGGTAAGAATCATAAAAATTAAATCATCTGAAGACTTAATGTGAGATTTAATTACATTATGACCTATATTAACTTTTGCTTCAGATATGTTTACGTTGCATTCGCCCCCAGAGAATTTAGTGCATACCACCTGTTTTCCGTTAAGCTTAATATATGGCATAAATCTATGCCAATTTTCCTTAGCTCCCATAACTTTTAAACTCCCTATGCTGTCATGCCTTGATCTTGTCTCATACCGTAATACACCGAGTCCTCTGGTATAGTTATTGGTATTCTGTAGTCAATGCAGAAATTATGTATACATGTCATAAAATTAAAAAACTGCTTAACTGATAAATCACTCGTGTGTT